CAGTCCAACCCACGTTCCCTCTTTTAACAACTCCCCTCGTAATTGGAGAGCATTTCCAAGCATCTTTACCTTCACGGTGGCTTGAAGTTCCACCTTCCGTATGATTTGATTATTTTTCTTCCTATGCCTCTCATACGTTCCAATGCATATCGCAAGTATTTGTTCATCGGACCTCTTATCTTTCCGATTCTCATTTTCGTGTTTCAAGAAGCTAGTGCATTTGCTAACGAATACATTTTTCGTCTCATTCTTTCCAGGTATAGGTATAGGCATATTTCTCACCATATTATTCTAAAGGATGAAGCAAATGATGGACTACTTCTCATCTGCTCCACCCTCACCCACCAGCTCATCACGCATAGCAAGGCGTTCAGATATATTATTCTTGAACCTGAATTTATATTTTTCGAGCATGTTCCGTAGTACATTTGAGGGGTGACAAAAGATATCAGGTGAAGATGTTGACTCTTTTCCCGAGGGATTGTTTAACATATAGTGTTCCGTATTAGGTATCAGAACAATGTCAAAACCTTGAACATGTGCAACAGGTATTGCATGGAGCCTTTCAAGATAAACACTCGGTAAGTATCTCTGCAAGTGAATGCCATCTTCAAATATAACTCTATATCCATCCATTCCTTCTGCTACTTTCATACTAAACTCCTGACTAAGGGCATTGAACACCTTCCGTACGATAGTTTGATGTTTCGCCCATGTGCCAAGGTTTGTAAATATCGCCCTCTTAACCTCATGTTTATTTAACCATTTCAACTGTGAACGAATAGATGCATGTCCATACTTCTTTCCATACTTTGACTTCACCACATCCTTCTCCAGCACTCTGCCATCACCGATGTAAAGGTCGAGTCCATCGAGAGTGCTTCTATCAAATATGCGAAGAACATTTGGGAAGTAGCCTATCTTATGGTTATTACTTTCAAACAATAGCCCCGTCGCTGGGAAGTTTACTGAATGCTCCACAGGTACTGGTGTAATAGTGACTCCCTCAATATCGAATGGGTTCTTCCAGAATATTTTTCTTCTGAATGGAAATTGCTCTTTTGAAAGTGCCTTGTTAGCATATTTACTTAGATAGACAGGGAAGTTTAATCGCTTATTCTGCAATCCCACAGCTTGTCTTGCCTGTGTTAATACAACATCCGTCACCCCTTCGAGTATCTTATATCTACAATCAATGAGTATATTGCGTTTGTTGTGGGAAACGAGGAGCGAATGTGCCGCATGATACTTCGACGTAGGGTCCTTCTTATTAATGAAACTCACAATCATCTCTATGTCTCCTGCTTATCCCTTCTCGACTCTGGCGTAATCGGCTCTCCTTCTCTTGAACGACCAGAAGCTGCAACCAAGTCAAGTAATGATTGCACATAATCTCCTCCTCGTCCACCTTTCGTTGCGATTGTTTTGAGTCGCTCAATCTGTTCATCCGTCAACGGAAGTTTCCCAATGTACTCTCGCAACTCATCCAACGTTTGAGTTCCTGATGCAGCCAACAGTGCCAACTGTCTTACTAACTCTCCACGGAAGATGTCCAGTATCAATGAGAGTCTAATTTGTAATTTGTCAAGTAACTCCTCTTCGTATTTAAACTTCTTCCGCAAGTGTGACTTCAACAGTTCAAGAAGAGCCTTTGCAATCTTGTATGCCATAAAGTCTGGTAGAAGGACGACGTAAGAGGACACTACTAATGCTGTGGCATACGTACCTGCCTCAACATCATATGCGCCCATACCTTCACGAATGGATTTGTTTATCTGTTCAATCAAATCATTCGGCGAAGTATATGTTACCTGTTTCGGCTCTGCATAGTATATTTTTGTGCCTGATGGAACAACATACCCCTGGTCTACTTTCTTCTTCTTAATAGCGTTCGCATGTTTCTTCAATAAGTTCTTAACAGCATTTTGATATGCCTGTAACTTCGCATCCCAACTCTCACCCTGAAACTTTTCAGGTTCGAACATCGAAACATCGAGTTCATGTACCTCTCGTGGAACATTTCTATATCTCCACAGGATATCGGTGATAAGTATCGCTTGTTTCCATAGGATTCGTGAGCGCAAACAATCAAGCGGTGATTCAGACCAGACTCCGAATGTAAATCTTCCTTTTAAGTCAGTAATCTCCTCACCATAGTTATCCAGCGCAACATGGTAAACTTTCTGTTTCTCATCCTCTGGGAACTTCTGTTGCTTGCCGCTTGAACCTTCATTCAATAGGTAGATATTCGCGCCGAAGATTTGTGTATCTATCTTTCCAATCTGTTCCTCCTTCTCTACAGCTGTAAGATACGCAATCGGCAAAGGTTGAATCTGACTTATTCCAGTATTGTCTTCAAAATGTGCAATGAACACTTCATCGCCATCTCGTAATAAATGTTTTGCAATCGCAAAGAACCTTTCCCGAAAACCGAAACTCTCAACAGCTTTCTCTGCCTCTCTCTGCAATTCCTCTTCCTTTGGAGACATTTTTGTCTTAACATGTACAACTATTCCTTTATATGCAAATTGTGTGAGAAGAGCCAACCTCGTCACTGCATTGTTCAACTCAGGGTCCATTCGCAAGAAATCTTTATGTACCTTATATCTGTTCTTTGCTCCCACCATAGGTTCTAATGCGGATTCTAACGCCTGAATAGTGGCCGGTCCACCAACAGTTTGTAGCAACCTCTTTCCTGTCTTAGAATGAACTATTTTTCCTAGGAACTTCTCTCTCCATCCTTTTTTTGCCATTTCTAAAACACCTCAATTGCCAATGGAGTGTATGGTCGATGCATTAAATGCTCTTTTATTGCCCAATATCCTCTTGTTAATGCATCTACCGTATCGATATAGCCACCCCTAACCATACCGATACGTTTGGAATCAAGTACGAGCATTTGTGAAAACTCCTCTTTTATTGGTTGATAATTACACAGTTCGAGCGTTTCATCAAAAAACGCATTCTTCACCTCATCATGGTTCTCCTTTCGCAGTGGTTTGAATAATACAGTCACGCCCATATTCTTGATGTCTGCAATCGCTTCATTATATGACCACTGGTCGGTAATAAAGTACGCAATTGGAAAATGTTTGAGTATTGCAAGAAGTAGTTTACGCACTTTGAATGGATTAAGTTCCTTCCCTTCCGGTTCAAGCCTAAACAATCCATCGACAACTACTCTCTCTCCCTCTGCATGTAATAGTGCCAAGCCAAACCGACAATTATTTATACCTGGGTCTGTCGACAATATGTACGTCGTATTCTCTTCTGGTTGTGGAAATGTCTGTTCCTCTAAGTGCTCGAAAAGATTCTTTCTCGTACTATTTATCCTAATAATCTCCATATCTGAATAGTATGAATCCACCGCCATATGTGGCTGGATTCCATAGTCTCTCCAAAATGTCGCAGGGTCTTTTAGTAATTCTGCCTGCATCTCCGGAGAGTCAAAAGGTTTATTTGGATTCATATCCCACGTGGTAAACTCCTTCGTCAATATATGTGGGATTCTCTTCCCTTTCCTCACAAGAGTCATGATAATATCATTAACATGCCAACACATTGACATCGCGATAATGTGACCATCAAAACCAAATCTGTTCGTTGACTTCCCTAAACGCGTATAGACTTGCCATGCACCACGCTGTGATTTCGTCTCATCATATGATGTAATCTCATCAAGTGTTACGATTTTAACATTCCGGCCCATGAGGGAACCTGCTGATACAGCTCCTCCTGCAGCAATCTCAATATCACGATGCTTCCTAAAACTTATCTCATACTCCTTTATCTTAGGCTTGAAACTCTGGAAGAATGGTGCTCGCATTCTTTCCTTCACTTCTGCGAATACTGTATCTGCTGCTTGGTCAATGGACCTCGCAATTACCCATTGTTTAATTAAAGAATGAGAAGATAAGTTATAATCCTTCGCAGGGTCTTCACGACAGAGTAGGTCAAATGCATCATATGCATGAAAAAGGGACTGTAATGCACTCTTTCCCCCACCCATTCCGCCAACTGCATCAAGTTCTTTGTATTTGCCATTGAAGAATTCACAGAAAATCTCCCTCTGCATAGGGTAGGGTTCAAACTCTCCGATAAAGTAAGGCTCTGAAAGGAAGAAATCTGGTGATTCCTTCGCCTTAAGTATTAACTGTAATCTCTTCAGGCTGTTCACTTTGTTCACTTTCCAATTCAGGTAGTACTTCGAGAAGTTTCGCCCTACACTTAGGACAGAGTTCTGTAAATAATACAGATGTGAGTTTTGTAAACTGTGTTTCAAGAACCGTTAGTTGAATCAACGGCCCGGATTTCAGTTGTCCTTCGAATTCCAATACATCCCGCATTGTTCTACGTACCTCTTGGATAACTCTCGTTATAGCTGATTGATTTATCGCCGACCCTGGTTTATCTAACTCATGCTTCAATTGTCCAATAAGCTTCTCTAGAATTACTTTCAACACTTCAACGTAATCATCAACAGTTTTTGCCTCTTTCAGTCTCATTATTACACTGTCTGCTGTTGCTTCCATTTCCCAATGGTTCGAAAAACA